TACAGCTTCATCCATTGTAAGATCTTTAGGTATCTCTGCCATTTTCATATCAGTGTTTTCTTTATTCTTTGAACCCATAATTCCATAAAAATCTTCGTAGTATTCCTCTGGAGAAGTATAACCTAAAGGAATTCCTTCCTCTATAAACTCTATAATAACTTTTTTATTAATACCTTTGTAATCAGGATTATTCATATCATATAAATCTCCTGTTGTTGGTACTCCAGGTTCGTAATCTGCCATTCTCATATTAGTATCAACGTTAATATCCATAACACCATTCTCACCAGTGCCTTTATAAAATCCCATTCTCTTTACAACATCAGGTGCTTTTTTTCTAAGTGCTTCAATACCAGGACCACCACCCATATTAAACCCCATTGCTTTTACAACACCTGGTGCTTTTTTTCTAAGAGCTGTAATACCCGCATTAGGATCACCACCGTTTTTTAAACCTATAATACCACCTTGTGCTACTTTTTGAAAAGAAGTTACATCTGCTTTAGATGTAGGAACCCCTGTAACTTCCATGGGGGTAAGATTTATATCAACTGCAGTTTGAGCTTCTTGACCAGCAGATTCTTTTTCAAGCATATAATCTCTATATGCACTTTCATCTAATTCGTTTCTACGTTTTTGATCTTTGTAATCTAGATAAGCTTTACCAGCTGAACCACCTAAATCTATAAGATCTTTATATTCATCATAATAATCTTTTGCTTTTTTAATGTAGTCTAAGACACCCATGTGTTTAAAATCCTCTGAAATTGTTATATATTAAAATAGCAGGGATTTCACCTGAAAGTACTGTTTTACAAAGTTTTTTGTCCATAGTCAATCTTTGATGTTAAAGTCAGCCCCAATGTTTATCTCTTCTACAGTGATATTTACATCTCTTTTTACATGTTCTGCTTTAGTATTTGTATTAATATTTTGTACATCTGCGAGTGCTTCTGCGTCTGACATATACTCTTGACCTGTTTCTGTATTAGTTAATGTTACTTCACATTTAGGTGTAATTACTGGTACTCTTTGACCATTAATTGTCTCATACCTAACTGAAGCTTCTGTTTCTATAAATGGCATTATCTATCCTCTCTGTTTATTTCTAATAAACTGACGGTTACATCTGGTCCAGTAATATCTGATAACATTTTTAATACATCGTTCTCTTGTAAAACTAATATATTAGCAACAAATTCGTCAGTAGCATCTGCTGCTATAGTTTTTTTACCATAAAAATAATCTACACTGTTTGAATTAACTTTAATTGTAACAATAGCACTCCCAGCACCTTCATTATAAATATGAATAGATTTTATTAAAGCTCTGGTATTACTAGGTACTGTATAAACATCTTTTTGAGTAGAAGATATTAAATCGTCATTTACTTTTTTATATATATTAGCCATTAAACCAAGCAAACCTTTCTGAATCTTCTTTTAATTGTGTTAAAAATGTAGAATTTAATTGTTCAATAATAGAAGTTAAAGATCTATTAATTTGTCTTTGGTTATCTTCACTATATTCTTTTTTAGGTTCTGGTAATCTTACTACTACTCTAGTCATTATCTTCTCCCATCTGCTTGAACATCTGCTCTAAACGTACCAAATCTCCAAGACTCACCTGAACTTGTATTTTCTATTTTAATACTAGCATATCTCCCTCTGGCCCTGGTGTCTACCTTTGTTGTAGATGAAGTAATAGTAAAAGGACTTAAAGTTGTTCCAACAGCTAGTGTTTGTGGGTAGTCAGTTACTAATACTGTCACACTAATAGAACCTGCTACTGCTTTAAAATCTGGTAAAAATCGTCTCATAGCCATCATAAATTCTCCACTGCCTTCTTGCGTGTTAAGTGCAAAATCATACGATTGTATAAATGATGTAAGAGTTGTAATAGTTCCATCAGGGTTAACTTGATCTGTCCCTGTTTCATGTTCAAAATAAACTGTTTGACCAAGTCCTGTACTTCCTTGAATGACAGGAAAACTACCCGTGTTACTGCTATTAAAAGCAGTTGCATAAGGTCTAGGGTAGATTAAAGAATCTAACCATGTTGTTCTAATAGAGTTAGTGTTAGTTCCTGTATACCAGTTACCCATAGGGATATCTTTTCCTTCACCATAATTATGAACTACATACTTGTCATTAAAAGTAGATCCTTGGGTTGGATAATACCAAACAACTTCTGTGTATAAATTATTGATACCCGCATAAACTTGTTGTCCTTTTGTTGTATCAAAATTGTCATAAACAAAATCTTCTACTGAACAAGATAAAGTATTAACTGTTCCATCAAATGCAAAGAAACCATTACTACCCATCCAATAGGCAACACCATCAATTTCAATGGCTGCATTCTTACCAATTAGTCCACAGTTAGTTCCAACTTGCTCAAATCCAAAAGTAAAAGGAGCTCCAACAAATTTCATTGTATATAATGCGTTATCAGTCCACACTAGAATATTTTCTTTTGCAACAATAGAACCTACAATTTTAGTTCCATCTTGTAGTCTTTGAGAACCTGCTGTGTTAGTTGCTTCAATAGTATATTTGTTTAAAGCTTCTTGATCCGAGAATCTTATAAAAAGATTATCTTGTGTAGTTGGATCTCCTATAGTTGTCTCTGTTCCAAAATGAATTAAGTGTCTAGTTGTTGGAGATATTAAAGCAAGTCTAGATGCTGTTGGATTACCTACAGCTGCTCCATCACTATTGGTTCCAATTAAAGTAGCAAAAGGAGAGTTAGCTCCTGTTAAACTTCCATCGGTACTTGGTGTTGAAGTAGATGCGTGAGTCGTTAATCTAGCTGCAATTCCAGAGTTCCAAGTAAATGTTTTACCGTTAGCAATAGTTGCAACTAACACTTCTCCAAAATTACTTAATGACCAAAGACCTGGTTCTAGGGTAACCGTTGATGCTTCTACTGCTTCTCCCCATCCTGTAAAATCGGTTGCATTTGTAACTGTTGCACCATTACTGTGAGCTTGACCATTTGATGTACCAGTTGTAGCGGTTCCGTTTGCACCTCTAGTAATACCTCTTAATTCATTTCCAACAATAGAAGCATAAGTTATTAATTCATTAGCTATAGCAACAGTTCCTGAAGATGGAAATCCAGTTGTAGATGTTAAAACTATTGCTGTACCAGATCCACCTGTACCAGCGGTATCTGCAAGCAAAGCTCCATTTAAAGTATTTTGCAAAGCACCTGTAACAATTCCACCATAATTTCCAACACCATAACCATAACCATATGTTTGTGCTGCAGGACCAACTATTTCATAAGGGTTAACAGTTCCAGAAGCACTTCCAGGAACAGTAGCTCCTGCATTTGTTTCTTGTTGAGTTAAAGTTAAAATAAATGTTGTCGGTGTAGGTACACTTTGTACTTGATATAAAAAATTATTATAACCTGCAGCTGTTGTAGTAGAGTTAGTAGCAGGAGTTACACTTGTTAAAGTTAACATATCTCCTACAGATAGTTTGTGATTAGCAGTAGTTGTAAAAGTTGCGTTTTTATTACTGTTATTAGTTACAATAGAATTAATAGTAAATGTAGTTAAAGTTCCAGCGTTGTTGCTTTTAAAAGGAGTAATATCATGAAGTTGTCCTTCAAAATATAAAAGTAAAAATTTATCAGTACCTATGGCAACATATCTATTACCATCTAAATCTACAAAAGCGTGTTGTTGTCTAGCTACACCACAAATAGTTTCAGTTAATAAAGATTGCCAACCTCCTACTTTTTCAGGAAGTCCATATCTAAATCTAGTGTTATCAGAATCAATCCATCTATTAACCGCACCAACTGGAGTTGTCTGCTTGTCTACTCCTGGACTAAATTGTAATTCAAAAAGAGCCATAAGTTAGCCCCTATTGATTTGTTGATTTATACAGCCAGCCTTTTGTGGCATTAGCATATATTAATGTTACACATTGATTATTAGTTGCAAGAGTATCGTTAGCAGCGGCACCTTCTATTGGTTGACCATTTCTATCTATAATACAATTGTTTGTTGCAAAACCATTTGATGCTGAACCATCCATAATTGTTACTTCATCACCAACTGCAGGTGATGCAGGTAGTGTAATTGTTACTGGGTTAGCAACTGTATCTACTACAATTTGATCACCAGCTACTGCTGTGTATGTAGTTTTACTTGCTGCAGTTACAGAAGTTATTCCTTTTTGTAACATACCTAATGTTGTTGCTGGTACACTGCCTCTAGAATAAACTAAAGCTGTTGCACCTTCTGGAAGAGGAACTTGAGTTCCTGCGCTTTGACCAGTTGTAAGTAAAGTTACTGTAAAACTTTGCGTTGCATTTCCTCTAGTAGTTCCATCTTCTACAAAAAATACTCTGTTTGCATTACCACCTGTTGTTGATGCAGGCATCGCTAGACTAGCATTACCTGATAAAGTGCCTATAACTTTTATATAAAGGTTTTTACCATTTGCTGTTGCATCTCCATCAGCTAAACTTAATGTAGTTGTACCTGTGCTTAAAGTTACCTCTATATAACCTGAAACTGCTTGTTGTAATAATTGTAGATTAGTATTTGTAATTGATCCCCATAGACCAGCTTTTTCTCCTGTTGCTACGAGTTCTAATGATAAATCTGTTGAATAAGTTGATGCCATATTAGTACGGTTTTATTGGTGTCCAAACCATGTTTGCTCCTGGTATTATATCGTTCCACGTTATAACTCCTGGTTCTACTGTATCTAATGATAAAGCATTACCTGTAGGACTTATATTTGCTGCTCCTGTTACTGTAACACTTCCTGTGGCTAAGGTCAATGCGTTTCCTGTAGGTGAAACATTAGCATCTGCAGTAACTACAATAGTCCCTAAACCTAGTGCTACTTGTGATCCTGTAACACTAACATTAGCTTTACCACTAATAGTTAAAGTTCCTAAACCAAGGGTAACTTGATTTGGATCTACTGCTTCTACAATAGAATCTGCAATAATACCTACACTACCAATAGTGATGGTAAGTGCATTTCCCGTTACATTTACATTTACTGCACCAAGTGTTGTTGATGTAGCAAATGGTAATGTTGATATTGCGTCAAATCCTAAACTCATAAATAATCCTTAAAAGGAGACAGGGGGTATGTGGTGGTGCCCTGCCTCCATCTAAAGATTATATCATCGTTTAAACCAAGAAGGAAGACCTAAATGTGGACGCTTGTCAAACATATTATCTTTTGCTCCAGGTGTTTTACGGTTGTTATAATGAAGAAATACTTGTACGCATTCCTTACCTCTAAACTTATTTCGCCAATGTTCTAGCTCACAACCAGAATAGACTAGCATATCTCCTTGTTTAAGATCTATTTTAATTCCTTTTTTACCTACTTCTCCAGAAGGTTCCAAGTATATTGGCCAGTCATCACCAGCAAGATTCATAGTAGTTGATATCTCACAACTAAATCTATCTTTATGTCTTTTTAACTCGTCCCCCTTTTTATATATTCTTGCATAAGTATATGCAGGATATAATTTTAATTCTGTTACTTCTTCCATTTTAGGTTGGCACTTTAACATTAAAGTTTCCATAGCTATATTGGAATATTGACTATAAGTTCCTGGTATCTGTTCATCTTGTCTTTCATAATGACCTATAATATTTTCAAAAGGTGATATGTATCTTGCTTGTTTACAAGTATCATAAACTTGTTTCTGCATTAAAAAATAATTTGCAACAAAAGTTGCTAGGTCTTTTGATATTGCTTGACGGATAACTGTATATTTTTTTTTCTTAAACATCTTTAGCCATCTCTTTTGGCACCGCTTGTATATTCCAATGTATAAATCTAAAAGGCTCTATTCCAAAATCTACACTAAACTCGTGTTCTAAATATCCTGGAAATATAATCAACGTTCCGGGTGTAGGTTTAAAATGAATTAATTCAGATCCAGCTAACACACCTTTTTGATCTTTCATTTTTAATTTAGTAGATCTTGCTCCAGTACGAGGTTCGTGAAATACTGGCATTGATGTTTTATCACTACACTTTAAAAAATAAAAACCTGATACGTGTTGATTCCAATGCACGTGTGCTGAATGATGACCACCACCTTTTTTAGCAAACTCTTGTACCCACATCTCACTAAATAGTGTTGTGTATTGTTGCATATCATAACCTTGATGATCTAAATATTCCCAAGACTTTTGACCAATATAATCTCTAAAGTCTCTAAAATCATTATCAGCTGTTAATGGTGTTGAATGATATGATCTTCCAAAGTCTCCAAATTCTTTGATATGTTTTTTAGCTTCTGGAAAACTTCTAGCAGCTTTAATATATTTGTTAGATGCTTTTGTTAAAGATTTTATAAACTCTGGTTTTTGTTCTGACCAAATCGTTGTGTTAAAGTAATTATTTATATACATATTATTTAAATGGTTTTCCTAAATGCCAAACAACAAGACTGTATCTTGTGCCAGCGGTTACGGGTTTAACTCTGTGCCATACAAAAGAAGGAAACACA